AGGTAGCCACGCGCGCAACAAAGATTCGCCAGTGTCCCCGCTGCGCTCACCACGTCGGCGAGATCGGCAGCCCCAAGGCCAGCCCCCGAGACCTGTATTCGCCCTTGCAACTGCTGCTGAGTCGCCGTCAATGCCACGAGCGCCTGCTTCTGCCCCGACATACCGCCGGAATACAACGACGCGTCACCCTCAATCGCCAGCGACGTCGCCGGGTCGAGAAATGATGCTGCAGCGGTCAGGTCAGCCAAAATGTCCGTCCCAATCACATCCACCGCGGAAGCGAGCCCCTGGCCAAGATCAGCCTGCACCTCGCAAGTCATGCGATAGGGTATCCACCAGGGATTGCAGAAATCCATGGTCAGCTTGGCAATTACGACAGCGTAGCAATACGCGTCCCATGTCAGGGTCTGGGCCTCCCCGGCCGCCCGCATGGCATCCAACGCGCGGCCCCTGGCCGTCGCGGATGCACCTGACAAGACACCACTCCACACGAGCGCCGCATCGTCGCGGCCCAGGCTATCGATCACCCGAGCCCCGCCAATCAGCTTGTGCACCCGCAGGCTCTGCGCCCCGCCGAATGAAATGCGCGCCGGCACTTCAAACGCCTGAAACGTCACCGACCCGAGCGTCAATAAACTCATCGGCTCCCCACTGTCGCGCCGGGCAGCAAACGCCCACGTCGCGCGTCAAAGCCTGTTCGTCCAGCGCTCGCGCGGTCTGCCTCCCGATTGAGCCAACGCGACATCCACCGGCCCACCAACACGCCATCCAGGAAGACGTCACCCTGCATCTGCTGCTGGCCCTGGCCGCCACCACTATCGCTGCCCGAACTCCCGCCGCCGCCGCGCACCGTCGAGGACGAGTCGCCATCGTCCGGATCACCGCTGCCAACCTCGCCAGCGGTCTGGAGCGCACTGCCCACGGCCCAACCACGTCTGGCTTGCCCCGCGTCGACGGCGGCCGGCCATGCGCGCGCAGTTGGAGCAAAGGCGGCCGCGGTTCCACCAATCGTCGGGACCTGCCCGCGTGGCGCCCCCGCAACTCGTGGCGCGCCCGGCACTGGCTCCGGCGAGTTGGCAAGGCTCACAGGCGCCAAGCTAGCGCCGACCCCACGGGCGGGTATCTTGTCACCGACAATCCCTGCCAAGCGGGGTAACACCGGTGCCTGCCGCACCCCTGGCGCCCCAGGCCCAGGCTCTGGCGCCGCAGCTGCTGCCATCCCAGCCGCACGCGCCGAAAGAGGCCGAGCTGGAGCAAGCCGTACCACGTTGGCCCGCGGTCGGCCGCCAGCCGCCCCTTGCCCGCCAGCTGACGTGGTGGCGGACGGAAGCCGCCCCACCACTATCGGTGAGACCGCAGGTGATCCAGCCGGAACATGTCCGGCCGAAGCCAATGCCGCAGGCACCGGTGCGCCTTGGGGCACGCCCGGGGTGGGCCAAGGCCGGGGCTGCGCCGCCCTGCGCTCCGCGACAGCCCAACCACCCGTCGCATTGCCCTGAGCGGTCGCGCCCTCGGCCTCGTCCCACACACGCTTCGGGGCAGTTCCCAAGGCAGCACCCCCAGCCGCCAAGGCGACCGCCCCCGCCTCACGCAACCTTCCAACCGATGCTGGTCCGCCCGAAAGCACACAGCGCCGTCCCTGCGCGTCACGTCGCGCGGTGCGCCGCTGCTCCCTCACGCCGTTTCTCAACGCCAGAACGGTTCCAATGTCGAACGAGTCGCTCACGGCCAAGCCCTCCAGCGCGAAGCGCATGCCTATCCACCCCCGCCGCAAGACAGCGGCGCATCTCTCAAGGCGCCTTCCAGCAAAGGCTCGCCCAGTCGAAGTGCAGCCCATCGAGCGTCCCGAGCGCCACCACCCAGCTCAAGCGCTCCTCAGACGGTAACGAGAATGCGACATCAAACGGCACCCCGTTCCTGACCAGATACAGGCAGTCAATCAGATCGGGGTGCTGGCTCAGTTTCCCTGGGTGGCGCTCCCCAATGCCAAAGGCTCAGCCGCCGAAAGCGCATCGGCCACGGCGCCGATGCCGGCGTCGCCCAACCGAGCCACCAAGGCCTCCAACTGGGCCTCAGTCGCCGGCGCGGGAACAGGCACGCCATCGATCTCGGTGACTGAAGACGCCAGCAGCGCCATACCGAGGTAAGCGTCGTTTTGCGAGAGCACCGGGCCTATCGCCTTGAACAGACGCAGGCGATCCAAAGCGCTCATCCGCCTGACAAGCAACGACCGGCCGCCTTCGTCCTGCACCATAACCGTAGTCAGAGCCGCCCGCACAATACTCCCACTGGGCGAAACGCTAGTCATACGCGCTGCCTTTGCGTCGCGAAGAACTCGAGCTTCTGCTTGACGGAAGCATCACCCCGCCAACTCCCCGCGTTGACGAGCTTGAACACCACCCCGCTATACTGATACGTCGACACCGACCCGTCGACCTCACTGACATATTGATAGACCGTGCCGGCCGGCAGCGATCCCTGGTTGAGGAATATCTGCTCGGACGCCGCGATGAAGTCGTCGACAGCACTCGTGCCCCGCTCCACCTCGAAGCTGCCCTCCCAGCCTTTCGGGAGCTCCGCGCCCATCGGCACACCGTCAAGCCGGTCCAGCCTGATGGATTGTGTCATCTGCCTGCTTTCAAAGCCAGTGACATAGGTGAGGTCCACCCGGCCTTGCGGCCCCATCACCACAAGCTGGCAGTCGCGGCCGATAGAAAATGAATTGATCGGCATAGTCGAGTGTTCTCCCGATATCTTTCAACGTTCACAGAACAGACTGACGGACACACGCATGGGTTCACGCCGTTCCATTTGGAAGCACCTGACGCTGAACGATCACGGTTTGGCCCCCCTCGACATTGACGATGAACTTCTCGTTGATGCTCTGATACTGGACCTGAGCATCGCTCTGCACGAAGCCAAGGCTCGTCCGTGCCGGCGGATTATTGCTGGCATCACAGATCACCGAATACGGCGCCGACCCGTCAGCGGACCCAAGAACCCCTTGCGCCAGCAAGGTCTGCAGAAAACTCAACTGCGTGGATCGTATCTGCTGGAACAACGAGGCGTTGATCACCTGCCCGACGAACTGTCCCATGCCGGCGGCGAGGGTTGCCGCCAGGTAGTTGGTAAGCCGGGTGTAGTCGTCACCATCCGCGGCCGGATCGGAAGAGGTGTTATGGCCGCATCTCACCCCCCAGAACGCTCCACCAGGCTGAGGATTGGCAATCACGTCGATGCCGTTCTGAAACAGTATCTGCAGTTCGGCATCGCTGTAGGTCGCGGTCTGGCTGCTGCCGGGCACACCGGATCGCTGCGTGCCGACCACGCTATACAGCGGCTTGTTCAGGCTCGATTGCTCCGGCGACAAATTACTCAGGCGACCGGCGACGAAGCCCTGGGGCGACACAAGGCGCATGACCCCATTGACTTGATCGTTCCAGAACACCCAGTCACCAAACATCAGCTTGGCGGCGTAGCTGTCCAGACCGGCCTGCGACTTCAACGTCACCGCATCCGCTATCGCCTGACCGGCAGGTCCGGTGAGAATCATGTATATTCCTTCGGACAAGCCGAAGGCAGCCTGATTGGTCCATTGCGTCGAATCATCGACGTCGGAGAGCAAAGCCAGGCCGCACCCCTGGGACCGGAGCGCATACATACCCGTCCTCGGCACACTATCCTGCCCTGCCAGCATCGCCGCTGTCACACTGCTCGCGCCATCGCTCCCGCCAGCCAGGACCTGTGGCCCAAAGGCCACTGGTGGGCTGGCGGTCAGAGTGCCAAGCGTCGCGACGATGATCTGCGAGGGTCCCCGCAACGGGCCGTTACCACCGTTGATGGCGGCGACAAGATTGGCCCAAAACCCAGCCGGGGTAGGCGCAGGTATGTTTCTGAACGTCTCCGGAACCAGGCCCGGCATGGAGACGGTCATCTGCCACTGCCCTGCCACCGCCCCCGGGGCTAGCGAAACGCTCACGGCGTTGCCAAGAGAGCCTGTATAGCGAGCGCTCAGCAAGACGGCAAAACTCCCGCCCGATGCCTCAAGCATGGTGTTGGCCGCGGCATCGCTTCCGTCAGTCACGCGAACGCACCTGAAATTGGCAGCTCCCTGCTGCACGGCCGTCGCGACAGCCGTGCCCATGTCATAGGTCCGTGCCATGACCGGCCCGAAGCCAGTCGCGTAATCCGCCATGCTTCCAATGACGACAGGCTGATTGGTCGGCCCCCAACACGCAGTACCGACCACGCCAATGACGTTCGTTGGAACGCCATTCATCACCAGGTTCTGCGGCGGCACGATCTGCACGTAGAGGTCTGGCACCACCAGGCCGGTGGTGTTCAAAGACCCTTGCTGGTAAATGGGCATCAGTCAGCTCTCCTAGACATGGTCCAGCCTGTTCGCATCAGGTCAAGCCAGCAGCGTCTCACCTGCCCAGGTGAGATCGCCG